CTAATGAAGCTGCTTGGAATACCACTACATTCTACGGAACACGATTTGAATGGTGGCAAACACTTGTTTCAAAGATACAAAAAGTATCTAATGAAATTCATAGGTTAACTATGAGAGGTGGAGCTAACTTCGTTGTTTGTTCTCCTAAAGTTGCAACTATCCTTGAATCAATTCCTGGATATGGTGTAGCAACAGATGGTGATAAACAATCATTTGCGGCTGGTGTTCAAGCAATCGGTTCACTACAAAATAGATGGACAGTATATAAGAATCCTTATATGTCTGAAAATCAAATCTTGGTTGGTTTTAGAGGTTCAAACTTCCTTGAAACAGGTGCGGTTTACGCTCCATATGTTCCATTGATTATGACTCCTCTTGTGTATGATCCATCTGATTTTACACCTCGTAAAGGCGTAATGACCAGATATGCTAAGAAAATGATAAGACCTGAATTTTACGGAAAAATTGCAATCAAGGATTTAAACTTGGTGTAATTTAACATAAAATAAAAGTTAAAACATAAAAAAAGAGGGATTTATTTCCCTCTTTTTTTGTGCAATCATTATAATATCTCACCCTTTTTGTTTTTGATGTTTTTTTAATTGTTTTTAATATTTATATATGACTTATAGTATTTTAATGTAAACGGAGAAGACGATGCCAAAAGCAGATTATATTTATTCAGATCCAACAAATCATGCGAGTGGTTCTACACCACATGGAATTTATGATGATGATTCTATATTTCAGACTGATAGTTTAACTGTTTGTAAATGGGTAGCTAAGAGATTAGGTCATCCAGTATTACAACTTGAATTTGATAGTGGTTCAATTTACGCTATGTTTGAAGAAGCTGTATCAGAATATTCATTACAATTAAATTATTACAATACAAAGAATTGGTTATGGGAACATTATGGTGCTACAAATAGAGAAAGTGGTTCAACATTTAGTTCAACAGGTTCACATGAACCAGAATCACCACACATGGGAACGACATTTATGCTATCAGAGCAGTATGGTGAGGCTGTTAATGTTGGTGGAGATGTAACTTTATATTCAGGTTCAATTACACTTACTGGTTCAAAACAACAATATGATTTACAAGCTGATTCAAATCTTGAATCTGGAGATAGTAGTACCAGACTTGAAATTCAAAGGGTATTCAACTATGGTCCTTCAGCAGCACTTAAATTCTATGATCCGTATGCGGGTTCATTTGATCAACAACAGATGTTAGATGCGATGGGGATGGGGAATGTATCACCAGCTGTATCATTTATTTTAAGACCATTACATTATGATGTGTCTAGAATGAAAGCGATTGAGAACAATGATTATTTACGAAAATCAAATTATTCATTTGAATTGGTAAACAATAAATTAAGAATTTTTCCAATACCTGTTAGTAGTAGTGCTGGTGATAAGATATATTTTAATTATTATTTAAGAAATGATATGACTGATGTAACAAAATCAGTGAATAATAGTAAAGTGTCAGATCCAAGTAATATTCCATATAAATTTATTACATATTCTGAAATCAATTCAGCTGGTCGTCAATGGATACGAAAATATGCATTATCTCTTTCAAAGGAGTTGATTGGTATTATCAGAAGTAAATATGCATCAATGCCATTACCTAATGGTGAGGTAACATTAGATGGTGAATCGTTAAAGTCTGAAGGGAGAGAAGAAAAAACTCAATTGTTAGAAGAAATTAAAGAGTTTCTTGAGGCAGTATCTTTAAGTGAACGTTCTAGACAAGAACAGGAACAAGCAGATGCTCAACAGTCAGTATTGAATAAAGCCCCATTACCAATTTTTATAGGATAATATAATGTCAAGAACAAGTCCATTTTTTTTACCAGCAAAAGAAATACGAATGATTGATTCAATGAATGAAGAGTTAATTGATGAGTTAATTGGTCAATCGGTTGATATTTACAAAGTAAATATAGATAACACAGATGAAAATCTTTATGGTGAATCAACAACAAAGTATTATGATGTAGGTTTTAGAGTTAATTGTTTAATTTTATTTAATGAGCCAGAAGTCATTCAAGATGAATTTGGATCTGATGTTAATTCTAACATTGAGATGTATTTTCAACGGAATAATTTAGCAAGTGGTTCATTGAATTTTTATCCAGAGATGGGTGATATTGTGGATTGGAATGATTTTTATTGGGAGATGAATTCAGTGACAGAACCACAATTGATTCATGGTCATCCTGGATATAAACATTCAATTGTAGCAACGGCACATCGTTCAAGATTATCATCATTACAAATAGAAGAGAGGCCAAGATAATGAGTTTAAAAGAACATATAGCAAGATTTGAGGAGTCTTTAGGAGAATCTTCAATTATCAATTCAACTTTTGAAAAAGAGCAAATAGAAGATAAAGAGCAAATTATTGAAAAGTTAGAAGAAGAAACACATAATTTATCTAACCAAGTTTTTAATTTGGAAAGTGAAAAGAATAATATTTTACAAGAGTTAAATAAAGCAAGATATTTTGAAGAAGGTGTTTTTTCAATAAAAGAAAAAGATTATATAAATGAAATTAAATCAAAAGAAAATATTATAAAAGAAATTAAATCGGAGTTTAATCCTTTATATAAAAAAATAGATGAACAAAAGGTTAAACTTTCTTATAAAAATGATATAATAAAAAAATATACAAACATAAATAAAGAATTACATGAAAAAATAAATAAACTTAATTATAGGTTAAATTCTGAAAATGAAAATAGTAAAGAAATTATTGGTGAAATTAAATTAGAAAGAAAAAGGACTTATCAAGATTATGTGAATAATTTAGATGCTTATGAAAATACAATAACATCAAAAAATGAGATGATAAATAATTATAAAACTAAATTAGAAGAATCTTTAGATAAGTTAAAAGAAGCTAATAATTTAATTATTAATTTAAAGAAAGATATTAAAATTAATGAAAATGTAAGACAAGAATTAAGAGAAAAAAATGAAAGATAGGAGATAATAATGGCATACGAAAACAGAAAATATATGATAATCCCATTTGCTGATGTAACAACAGAGATGACTGACAATGCTATGGAAAACCCTGCTTATTTAAGGCATTCTATATCTGGAGTAGACAGGGTTATATTGAAGTTTGAGGGAGACACACCTGAAGTCTTTGATGGAATTACGACTTATACTCATCCAGAGATAAAAGCAATATTGAATGACCCTGATGGGGATTGGGTGGATTCTGGTGATTAAATTCTTGGCAGGTTAATTAAAAAACATGGATTATTAGGAGTGCTTATGGTAATTGGTAATTTGGAAGTTAAAATAACAAAGACTAAAAAAGATGACAAGGCTTGGGAAAAAATGAAAGATAGGAAATTATAATAATGGCAGTTCAACAGATATTAGGAAAAAGAATAACCAAATATGATATGAATGACCCAAATTATAAACCACTAAAACCGAAGATTGTAGAAGAGGTTAATGGTAATTTAGTTGAAAATCAGACAGAAGATAACATATATGGTGAAAACACTTATCAAGCTCCGACAGAATCTAATGGGAACTTAAAATTAGAACAGATGATGTCAAAGATGATGGGAAAGATTGATAAGTTTGGAAATAGAATAGATAGAAAAGATAGTCAAACTGGTACAGAAGCTATTGAAGTAGATATACAGAGAGAGATAGCAATAAGTAAAGTTGACATGAGTGCTGTTAAATCAGAAGTTATTAAAGGTAAAGTTAAAACAAAGAAAGATAAATTAAAAGCTTTAAGACGAAGGAATAGAAAATAATGGCTGTTAAACCAATTACAAATAAACAAGTTGTTAACAAAAGTGAAATAAATCGTGGGAAACAAAGATCTACAAGAGATATAACTGCAGGACATGGTAATCGTAGTAAAACTTATATACCGGGATTAGATTTTACAAAGAATTATTCTATTACATTAAAAGATGTTGATACGTCTATAATGAATTATGTAAAAAATGTTATACGACCAACTATTAGAGAAGCTAATGAAACGTTGAAAGTAACTGTAATGTATGGTAATGAAGAACGATGGAAGGCTGTAAGGAAACGTGGTGTTATTAGGGATAAAAATGGTTCATTTATTCTTCCATTAATAATGTTAAGAAGAACAGAAATAAGTAAAAGTGATACATTACCTATGTTTGAGCATGATGTGAAAAGAAAATATATAGATATAGTTCGACAATCAAAATGGTCAAAAGATAATCGTTATGATAGATTTTCGGTTCAGACAGGGAAAAAAGCTGTTTATGAAAATTTTGTTACAACATTACCAAATTTTGTAAATATTACATATGAATTTATATTGTGGACAAATTTTATTGAACAGATGAATCCACTTGTTGAAACATTTTTGGAACAAAATAATAATTATTGGGGTGATTCAACTGATTATAAATTTCTATGTAAGTTAGATTCAATATCAGATGCGTCAGAAATGAATCAAGATGGTGAACGATTTATAAGGTCAACATTTTCAATAATAACAAATGCATATCTATTACCAGAAGAAACAAATTCAGTTGTTACAAATAAAATTTCAAATTTACAAAGAAAATTAACACCATCAAAAGTAATATTTGGGTTTGAGGGTGATGCGACAGATAAACAAGTAGGAAAATAAATTAATGTTTTAATAAAAAAATCATATATTTATATATATGATTATTTAATAAATAATATATAACAGGAGGTTATAACATGGCAGAAGAGTCAAAATTAGTAGAAAAATATGAAGAAGCTACAAAATTTACAGAAGAAGAAATTAATAAATTACAAAGTTTACAAGAATCATATATGGATGTTCAGAATAAACTTGGTCAGATAGCTGTTGCTCGAATGAGATTACAACAACAGTTAGATTCTTTTGATAACACTGAAACGGATTTACATAAAACATTTGGTGAAGTTCAAACTGAAGAACAGGAATTTATGAAAATTATCACATCTAAATATGGAGATGGTACATTAGATCCAACTACAGGCGTATTTACACCACATAAATCATAATAAATACAATAAATATAGTTGTTTTGATTTTTTGTCATATATTTATATATGAAAAAGTATATTCTTTTTTGATATAATCAAAATTAATAATTTAATAGATTTATAGGAGAAAATAAATGCCATCAAGTGAAAAAATTATAAGTCCTGGTGTATTTACAAATGAAATAGACCAATCATTCTTACCAGCGGCTATAGGTGAAATAGGGGCAGCTTTGATTGGCCCGACAGTAAAGGGTCCAGCTGGAATACCAATAGTTGTAAATTCATATTCTGAATATCAAGCTAAATTCGGTGATACATTCAAAAGTGGTAGTAGTTATTATCAGTATTTAACATCACATACAGCAAGAGAATATCTAAAACATTCAGGTAAAATGACTGTTGTTAGAATATTGGCTGGTTCATATAGTGAAGCAAAATCATATGTTCAAACTGGAAGTTTTGATGGAACTTATTATACAGGTAGTGAATATAATAGTAATGGATCTGGTTCATGCAACACATCTGGAAATTCATCTTTTACATTATATACATTATCACATGGATCTTTACAGAATAGTACTAATCCAAATAATTCCGGAACTGACACTGGTGGTAACGAATCTGGTAGTATAGGTGTAAATAATATACTAATATCAGGTTCAAAAGATAATTTAAGATGGGAAATTCCATCAGTAAATCCAAAAAAAGGAATATTCACACTTCTTATTAGACGTGGTGATGATTCTCATAAAAGAAAAACAACAGTAGAAACTTGGAATAATGTATCACTTGACCCCAATTCATCAAATTATATTACGAAAATAATTGGTGATCAAAAATGGACATTAAGAGGTGCCGGTTCAACTGATCCATATCTTCAATTATCGGGTTCATATCCAAACAAATCAAAATATGTTAGAGTTGAAGTATCAAAAGATACTGTTGATTATCTTGATGAAAATGGAAATATCCGTGTATCTGGTTCGTCAGTAGAATGGCAAGCAAACAATGCATCAGTAGCAGCTGCATCACTTCCTGGATTAAATAGTGGTTCATTTGTTGGTGGTTCTGATGGATATGTTGGTTTTGATGCACTGGGTAGTCAAATTGGTGAAGACAATGCAATTAATTTCTATAGTGATATCACAGATGGAAATTCACAGGGATATAACTTGAATGTTGGTGTTAGTGGATCAACAGCGTATGAAGACGCAATCAATCTTTTAGGAAATCAAGACGAATATGATATTAATTTAGTTCTAATGCCAGGTGTTACAGATGCTGGAACTGGGGGTGGTAAACTAATAACAAAAGCAATTGATATGTGCGAAGATCGAGGA